ATAATATCCTTCAAACTAGTTATACTTCCATCATTATTAATAATACTTAATATTCTAGCTCTAAAATCATTATTACTTTCATTTGGATATCTCATAATTTTATAACATTCCCCAATAAAATTTAACATGTGAAAACCAAGAATATAATCTTCTTCAGATTCATCATCATCAGAATAATTAGTTCGAAGATCTTTCTTTTCTTCATGCTTAAAAAGCAAATCTTCCAAATAATCATTATATTCTCCCATTGCATCTAATAATTGGTGCATAGTGTTTTCTGGATTATGTATTGGGCTTTGACTTGGAAATTTCGCTATTCTGCGTTGACCATATTCACTCAAAATAATCAAACCTCCTATTTTCATCTTGATGTAACTTCTAAGTTTCCTAAAACAATTACTTCATCATTACCTATTTCAACATCAGTATCTGGTAGATTTAGATCATAATTTATAATCCCTTCAACATTACTTATAATTGAATATAATTGAACACGTAATTGTCCTTCCTTGATATATTTTCCCTTTAGTTTAACTCCTTTACTTGTAGTACCACCATAAATATGAGCAGTTATATCATTTTTAACATTATTAATAACACTAGTGGGATCAAAATTAGACTCAATATCTAAAACACAAGAAATATCTACAGGTATTGTTTCAGCTTTTTTAACCCATGGATTAAGTCTTACTTTCTTCATACTGTCTTGATAGAAAAAATTCATCAAATCATCAATTAAACTGTCAGGTATTGGTTTTTCAAAACTATTAACTATAATTTCAATATTATAATAACCTTCTTCTTTAACAAAAATAACTGCATCATGAACTCCATTATAACTTTCAGCCATAGCCTTGAACCAAGGTTCGCTACCTTCAAGTAAGCCTTCACCTGAATTTAATATCCTTTCACGATACATTTCTTCGTCTTCAGCATCTTCTCCTCCAGTAAAAGCTTCAGGATTAATGACTTCTAAATCATCTATTTCATTATTCAGTATTGTTAATTTTCCAGCAGGAATATTATATTCGCTTCCATCTTCAATACTTTCAGCATTGACTAATATTTCAGATTGTCCTGCAGGTAGTGTAGCATCTATTATTGTTTCTACTTCAAAACCCTCTTCATCATCAGTACTAATCATTGTAGCCATAGGAATTAAAATATCATAATCTTTAGTTCCTACTTCTTCTGGGAAAAAGAATTTTAATTGTCCTTTACTATTGTTTGGAGGTTTACGAATGCATTTTACTCTTTCACCACATTTATCTAAGAATTCCCCTACTGCGAATTGTGGAAAATCCATCCTAGTGAAATGATCTATAAGATATCTAATTTCAAAACTATCATCAGTATCACTATCAACTATAGTTCTTGCGACTCTACCTTCTTCAAAGTCATTTATAGGGCATTTACCCTCTTCATATCTATCCTTAAAAGCATTTATTTTAGTATCTCTGATGTCATCTTTACTGATAACTTGCCCAGTGATAGTTTCAAATTCATCAGACATGATTATTTACTCCTCTTCATTGTTAATATCAAAACTAGTAGGGATTATTTCCCCATTATTAAGTTTTATAACTATTTCTCCATGAATTGCATTATTTTCAAAAGATATATTAATATTAAGTAAGTCCTCAACTAATGGCTCTTCAAGTAAAGCGTCTTTAGTATATAATTCAATATGGCCTTTGGCTGTATCAATATCAGTATTTCCAAGCTCTTCAAAGCTTTGATTACCATAATCACTGTATCCTAAAACTAGTAGTTCATCTAATCTTGTTTCAAGCCTATTTTTAACAGCCTGTGCTGCATTATCTAATCCTTCAACAATTTTAAAATCACCAGTCAATGGATCCACTTCTAAAGAAGAATCAATATCACAACCATAATCAACATCAACCATTATAAAACCCCTACTATAATCGGATTATCAATATTACCATCAACGAAAGCCAATAATACCCTACAACCTTTAGTTAAATCATTTTTCGTGTGTTTTAATACTAATACATCTTCCCAATAGTCACTATTTCCTTTTTCATCTCTCCAACCGTCAGGAAAAACTTTAGCTTCTCTACTATTAATCATTTTATCGAAAGTAGCAAAAATTGGGGGCTCTGTGTAATTAAACATATCATTTACACTAGTTCTTATACCATCAAGTAGTGTTTTAGTTCCATCATCTCCCACTGCTTCTTCATTAAAATCATCGTTGAAGTCTCCATCAATCATATATTATCACAACCGGTTCAATTTACTACAAGTAGTATCAACTACAATAGTACGACCATTCATTTTTAACTCAGCATTACAATGTTTTATTCCATTACAATATTTCCCACACACAACATTACAAGTATAACCTTGAACTTTCATCATATGACAGAATAACCTTGCTTGATCCATACAATTAGCTAATTTACGCTTCATAACTTCTTCAGGAGTATATTTATAATTGTAATAATAATCATATTTGATGTTGGCATCTATCCACTTACGACAAGCTTTAGGAGTTTTTAATTCTTTAGCTTTAGCAGAAACTACTTTAGAAACACCTTTTGTAGACCCAGAACTAGAATTACTACTAGGCTTAGAATAAGTCCACTCACTAGGTTTTGCAGGCTTACCATCCAATAATTGAATTTTCATCTCAGCAGTATCACTATCAACAGTAGTAGTAACTTCTTGAGAATAATAAGTATTAACATCACCATAAGGGCTTTTAAAGGCTAATTTCATACCTGCTTTCATCTTAGGAAGAATAGCTGTTTTAATAGTTCCTGCAAATTCTACCTTACCTTTCTCCTTAAACAATTTCTTAGCTTTCTTTTTAGCCCTATCCTTAGTTTTAATAGTGTTATCAAATAATAATTCACTAATATATCCATATTTAGCTATCATTTTATTATTTTGATACTTGTAAAGGCCTTTATCATTTTCACCATAAACTTTTACAATAGTAACAACATCAGTTGCATCATAAGTAAGATCATAATCACTATAAGATCCAGGATAAAAAACATATCCTTTACGTTCTTGTGGTATTTTTTTTAATCTTCCAATACCATCAGTACTAACATTAAACTCCATTCTTACTTTACTACTGCTTTTTGTTTTATTGCTAGTAGAATTAACTTGATTATCTGCTTTGGTTAAATAAACTTTAGAACCATTAATCTTTTCTTTGCCACATTTAGCACAAAAATCAGCCCCACACTTTTTACAGGTCCATTCTTGTTTATTTGCTCCTTTAGGAGACCATTTTAACCTGCCAAGTTTGCCTTTTTTAGCACAAAAAGGGCATTTATTAACAAATGAAACCTTCTTTTTAGGTGTCCATCCACATTTATTACAAGTACCATTAACAGCTTTAGAAGGAGTTACAATATCATTACTATTAGAAGTACCATTACTAAAATCGCTTGTATCATTATATTGTAAATTAACAATTTGTTGTATGGCGTCAATAGCTTTAACATCTTTAAAAACAATCTTACCGTGCTTTTTTTTAGTTTTAATAATATTTCCCGTTCTCATTTTACGGGCTTTTAAAATAGTTTTAATTATATAGTCACCAGTTTTTTTATTATATGTTTCCTTAATTTTTCCATGTAATAAGCGAGTATAATCCATTGATTCATAATTATAACTTTCTACAGTTTCTTTTCTTTTAGTGAGTTGCCCTCCGAACTCGGGGACATCACCAACTACTCTAACATCATGCATTAATCCCATTCTTTTCATGGTTTTGAATTCAAGAGTGTTTGCAGAATAAATCCTATCATGAATAACTAAACTGTTAAAGGGAATTGAAGAACCATTAATATAAATCTTAATATTCATAAATTAATCACCTTGTTTGGATCTTGATAATTCCTATAAAGGATTTCAAGATTTTTTAGAAGTAGTAGCTCCGGCTTTGCCTTTAAATTTAGCCTTAGTTTTAGGACCTACTATACCATCTTGTTTAAGTTTATGTTTCTTTTGAAACAATTTCACAGCCCAACGAGTATATATCTTAAAATCTCCATCTACTTTAAGTTTAGCTCCTTTATAAGTAATGTAAAATCCATTTAAACGCAGCAATTTCTGTAAAACTTTAACACATTTAGTATTAGAACTACCATATTTCAAAGTAGGGCACTTCAACAACGCTTTATATAAACCAGTTGTTGTAGCGGCCTTGGATGATTTAGTTGATTTTTTAATGACTTTCCAATTACTAAAAGTCTTAGTAGTGACATTAAACTTAGTATATTCTTGTAATTGTATAGTGAAAATAAAGTGTTTTAACTTTTCTTTACTTGTGAACTTTTTAATCCGATATTTACCATTATATCCTGCTTTAGATTTACTAACAACCTTAACAACTTTATTATTGTCTTTAAGTTTAATAATAGTTTGAACATCCTTTGGCCGAACATGCACATCAAAATCAAGTAAACGCCCTTTATTTCCTAGTCCTTTAGTGTATGAACCGTTTTGACCTATGTAGTCAAGTTCAGCCATTCTCATTTGATAATCTGTGTCAATGTCTGGGATAACCTTTAGATTAATTCCATTGATTGTGAGATAAGTAGCCATAATAGTAAACCTCCTTTGAAAGTTAAATAGAAAATAATAAATATAAAATATAAAATAATAAATAATATTAAAAAAAATGTATGGTGAAATATATCATGAAAATAAAAAAAATAAGTGGAAAAATCAATAGTGTATACAAAGGAAACCCATATTAGTGGTGTTGCAATTGAATAAGAAAATCAGTATTTTAGTAATAGCCATTATACTAATCCTAATATCAATAAGTGGATTTATAATTGGAAATAGCAGTGAAACTAATTCAACTGTAGAAATAAATGGATTAAAATTTATACTCTCTTCTGAATATGCTAATAATGATTTAAATGAATATTCTGGACATACAGCATATTCTTTTGGCGATGGTGGAAGTAATATAGATGTTTTCACAGATAAATCACAATATGAGGATAGGCTTAGTGCTTATCAAACTCATATTTCAGGAGGATTTATGGAAAATTTCACTAATGCATCTACAAAAACAATAGAAGGGAATGAAATACAAATTTTCAGCGATAATAATGGCAGAATTACTTATTTTTTCACTGTTAATGATTTAGGAGTTGTCTTTGAATATTATACTACCTTAAATCTTAATCCAGAATCAATAATTGCAAGTTTTTATAAAAAGTAAATATTTACTTTTTATCCTCTCGCTTCTACTTGTTTAAAAAGCTCATCAACTACTTTTTGAACAACATCTTTATCTCCTTCAAGATTAAAAGTATTATGATTAACAACATTAATTTTTTTAGATGAAGTTTTACTTTTTTTAACATAAGAATTCTTAGTACTAACACTAGAAGAAGAAACACTACTAGTATCAATATCACCACCAGCACCTACTTCATCACCACCAGCACCGAATGCTCCAAGGACATAATTAGCGAGATTAACAGGAGTTATGAAACTAGACCAACTAATTTTAGAAATCCATGAAGTCCAGCTATTTTTTGATAACCATGAAGACCAAGAGTTTACTTTTAACCAAGTACTCCAATTATTAGGATTTAACCATGAACTCCAATTATTACGACTAAGCCAATTACCCCAATTATTAGGATTAATATAATCACTCCAATTTAATTGAGGGAGGGCATTAGGATCTCCTATTCTTTTTTGATCTTCAGTTAACATTTTACTATTATTGCCACCATCTCCTTCGAGTAATTTCATAATGTCTCCAATTATGGGCATTGATTCAATCATTCCTTTAATTCCTTCTATGAGTTTACCTCCAACATCACTACCTAAACCTGCCCAATCAATATCATCAATTGTTTTTTTAATAGCAGCACCAACATCCCCACCATTAGAACTTAGGTTTTCAAAGAAATCACCAATAACAGGAATATTTTTAGTTAAGTTAGCTGCTCCATTTAGTATTATTTGTTTTATTTGATTGAAACCATTAGTTATCCATGTTTTACCATTTTCAAACCATTTTTGAGTGTTTTCCCAAGCTCCATTAATCCATGCACCAGCATCATCAATAGCTTTATTAAAACCATCACCAATCCATTTAGCACCATCACTAAACCATTTTTCTGTATTACTCCAACAACCTTCGAGATATTTCCCAGTATCTTCAAACCATTTATTGATTTTTTCTTCAATAGCAGAACCATCTACTTCAGTAGTATCTCCCATAGCTAATTTATTTCTTTTAGCGATTCTTGTTTTTTCATCATCCCATGGATTTATTCCAGCCATTTTATCTAATTCATTTTTAGCTTGACTTAACTTCGCTTGATCTAACCAATCGGGGGATTTTCCTTCAGATATATCTTTGTTAATTTTAGTTTCAAGATCAGCAACTTCACTCATTTTCTGTGAATACTGTCCTAATCTTTTCCCATCAAAAGTTTTAAGTTGAGCATCAGATAATCCATTGAAAGTTTTTGTAGATTTATTAGCAAGAGAATTATAATATGCTAATTGACCTCCTGCTTTCTGAATATTCGAAATATTTTGAGGATCTCCAGAAGTATATTGAGTAACTTGAGCAGTTTCTAATTTTTTAGGATCAACTTTTGTTCTATTATAAGAATCTAATTCTGCTTTTTGGATTTGTACTGAATATGTTGCTTTTGTACCATTTATTTCTGCAATGGCTTGTTTTATACTATAAAGTTTACTTTTTTCTTCAAGATAATTTTCATAAACTGTTTTATATTCTGCACTATTCTTATCTAATGTGTCAAGTTTATTTTTTAAAGATTGAACATGATTTTCCGCAGCTTTTGATTGTCCTTTTAACATTTCAAGCCGATTATTTAATGTTTGCATTGATTTTCCTGCTCTATCACTTACACTAGATAAAAGATCTGTTTGGGTTTTAAGATAGATTACTGCAGCTGCTAAAGCCATTATTGCAGCTACTACCCAAAATGCAGGATTTGCTAACAAAGCAGCATTTAACCCCCAAGTTGCAGTTTCAGCAGCAACAGTAGCACCAGTTTCAACACCAAGTGCAGTCGCATGAGCAGCAGCTGCACCAACAGCAGTAGCAGTTACACCAGTATTAATTCCTAAAGCCCCTGTTAAAAAAGTTATAGCTCCTCCAAACATTCCTGCCCCAGCTACAATAGCAGGCCAAGCAACCCCTAATATTCCTAAACCAGTTGCCAATAAGCTTATTGCTCCAACAACTAATAATATAGCAGGAGCTAAATTACCTCCTAATAAATCATTCAATTGTGAAAAACCAGTGAATAAAGATTTAATCACAGGTAAGATCCATTCACCAATTTTTTTACCTGCAATTGAAAATGATTTTTGAAAAGTAGCCCACATTCCCTGAGTTGTGTTCATTAGTTCATCTGTATTTCCTATGACTGCTTCAACAGCAGCCATATATCCTTCAACATCATCAGCTTTCCCTGACCATAAACCAGTATTCATTAATGATTTTTCTGTTATTCCATATTGGTCAATACTTGCAAAAGCCCCATCAATACCTTTTGTTAAATCCATCATTGCAGTATCTGCAAGTGCTGCACTTCCAGTCATAGCATAAACATAAGAACCAAAATTAGCTACTTTATCAGTAACATTAGTAAGAGTCTGCTCATTAGCACCAGTACTTGCTTTAAATTTATTCAAAGCAGGAATAACACTTTGCATACTAACAAGTGTTTTATTTGTAGCATTATCCACAGTTTTATATAAAGTATCAGCTCCCTGAGCAGTTTGAGTCATGTTTTTAAGTAAGACTTTGTTGGTTTCAGCTTTCATACTAGTTCCAACAACAATATCTCCTACTTGAGAAAGGCCAATACCCCCCATTACTCCAGTCATTGCACCTTCAATACCACTAACACTATTGATTGCATCACCAATAGAACCTTTAATACTAGACAATGTACTACTAATACTACTAGCAGCACTACTTGCACCATCTTTAATACTACTCCAAGCAGAAGAAGCACCATCTTTAATACTGGACCATGCACTAGTAGCTCCGCTTTTTAGATTACCCCAAAGACTTGAACTAGTACTATTAACTGACTGTAAATCACGATTAACACTACTAAGAGAACTATTAGCTCCATATTGCATTTGCATGAAAGAAGAACGACCATCATTACCCATTTTAGCTAAATCATTACTAGCACGATTTGCAGTATCACCTACATCACGGACTTTATTAGCTGCTTGGTCAAAACCTCCACTATCTAACATAGCTTTGATTCTGATAACAAGGTCATCTAGGTGTGCCATAATACTCAATCCTCTGTTTGTTCCTTTTGTATTTGGTTGTGAATTTCAATAGCAGAATAATAAACAATTTTTTGAAAATGAGTAATCTCACCAATAGTTGGTGCAAATGGGTGTTTTTTATCTATAATAAAAGGATAATATCCTGCTAATAAGTTATGATCCTCTTCTCGAGGATCTAATCGTTTTTTACTACTTCTTTAACTAATAATTCTTGTGTTTTATCACGGAACAAACCACTAATATATCTTATTTCTTCATATATTGCATCAGGCAAACCTGCTGGAAGGTTTTCTATTTGTTCTGGTGATAATTGTATTCCTTTAGAATTGAATAATTGTCTTTTAATTAATTCATCAACCATTGTTTTGTTTTTGTTTTTTCTTACAAGGTTTTGTAAGCTAGTGTATTTCCCGTGAGCTATTGGTTTTATATGAACCATTATTGCTCTTTTTTCATCTTTTTCAGGATTGAAATATTCCACTCTCCTTGGGAGTATTTCATTACAATTGTTGATTAGAGTTTCAAGTTCAATATCATCTAACGGTACTTCAGTATCTTCGGGTAAGTCGTTTTCATCTATGATATCGTCTATTAGTTCTTTTCTTTCAGTTTCTTCTTTTACCATAATTGAGTTCTCCTTTATAAATAATGATAATAATGTTTGATAGCGTTCGCTACCTCCCTAAGGGCATTAATTAATAACACTATCAAAAAAAAAGTTTATTTTTATTGGAAATCTACATTTTCTGCTTCAAATTCAAGATCAAAGGTTGTTCTTTTTTTACCTTCTTTTCCATCTTTAAAGCTAGTTCTTCTAACTCCAGTATAATTGGTTATATCTCCAGTTGCAACATCTTCAACAACTACAGGATAACCTCCTTCAACATTATCAGTAAGGTCTATTAATTCTTTTTTACTCATTTCATTAGACCTAACACCACTTATACTGAATTTACGATCGGTTTCGTTTTCATCTAATAAGTCTCCATCGAAGGTAGTTGTTTTTTCTGTGCTTTCATCAAGAGTATTTTCATATTTTACTAAATGAGGTATTCTAACACCTTTAATCATTACATTTGCTTTAACAGCCATTATTCCATACTCCATGCATAAACATTATGAATTTTATTAACAATTCCATTCACTACACCATTATAATTAATAATGAATTTATCATTTTCTTCAGGATCTTCTTTAGCTTCAGCACTTAAAGAAATAACTATATTATCTTTTAATAAATCTGCAACTCCTTGATTTAAAACTGAATTAACACCTAACAAAGTTAATGCTTTCCCAGTACTACCTTGAGCATCTTTAAGTAATTTATTAAAATGTTTTTCAACATAAATTTCAGACCTAACAGCATGAAATTCAGATTCAGGTACTTTTTTACCATTATCAAGAGTATCTATACAAGAAGATACAGCTGAATAAATCCCATATTCGTTAGTTTCTCTATTATTCAATTCAAAACAAATAATTCCTTTATCAGTTAAATCATCAACCTCTTTATCAGTCAATACTGGATTTACTTTTTGAATATCACTAATACTTTGTTTAGATAATGATTTATTAACTTTAGTTCCTGCAATAATTCCTGCAATACGAGCTTTTGAATCAAACTCAGTTAATTCTTCATCATTGACTTGAATATTTTGATTTATATAGAAATTATCTGAAGATCTTGCTGTTTCCACAGTAGCTATTTTAGAATCAATACTATCAGCAGGATTTATTGAATCTAAATTGATTGACCTATTATTTTTAGCTTTTTTATCTTCTAAGAATTCACTAATTATTGGTTTGAAACTATCATCAGCTACATCACTTATTAAAATATCAATATCTTCTTTAATTATAAATTCAAGTGCTTCAGTATAATCATTAATAGTTAAACTAGCTGATTCTGTTCCACCAGTTAAATTTTTATCTAAGCTTTCTGCAAAAACATTACTTGGTTTAGGTTTTAATGTAGCGGTTAAGTATGGGTTGGTGCTGTTGATTTTATCTGTGATTTCTTCAGGAGTTTTATTATCAAATCTTTTCTTTTCACCGTTAAGTTCAAAAATAAACTGATAATCCCTACTACTTCCCTCAGTTGAAGAGACTTTAATATCATTACCCCATTTTCCACCTGAAACAGATTCTAATATTAATTCTTTATCTTCAAAGTTTAATGTTAAAGTAGATTTACTTCTTTCTCCTGGTTGAATAGCGAGAATTTTACTTGCACCAGGAATATTATTAATTAAATCTGGTTTAAAAACATATTTCAATCCTTTAGAACCTGAGTAAAGAGAACTGTCTCCTAATTTGGTATGTGCTTCTTGAAGAGTTTTAGCAACAATTATACTTAATGGGTCTGCTCTTTCAAAGTTTCCAATTATAGCAACTGTTCCTGCCATTCCTGGTATGGTTGATGTTTCTTCCTGCTTATGCTCAGCAGTAATATCCATTTTTCTTGATTCTATCATATTTTATTCCTCAAATTTTCTTATTTAAGAATTCATTGTATTTTGATTCTAATTCTTTTAAATCAAATTTAGAATCATCATTTGCTTTAAGATATACCTTTAAACCATTATAGGTGTGGTTTGGTATTCCTTTTTTTATTTTATAAATTTCAAGAGTTATTTTATCATCATTTTCTAACTCTTCTTTCTCTTTTTGCTCTTTTTCTAATTGAGCCTTAGTCTTTTTCACCATAAAAAATACCTCTATTTTAATCATCAATGGATACTGAACTATCCTCATAATGAATACTTTTTTCTTCCATATTATTCTCTAATTCAAAATATTGTAAATCACATTTTAATTCAAAAATAGCTGTTGTTAATAAAGTATTTTTGTTTTGTTCAATGAAAATTTCATGGTCTTGAATTACTGTTGATTCAACATTATCTTTCAGAGTATACCATTCAGGATTTTCTAGAAAGTTCTGAAGAATATCTAAACTTAGTTTAGTTATTTTATCATGCACTACTGTTTTTGTTCCTTTGCAAATAACTGCTAATACAAGGTCTATTGATTCTGGTAATGATGTTTCGTCAAAATCTGATTCAAAATTTGTTTTTTTAAAATAACAAACTCCTATATCCCCACCATAAGAACCTGCTCCCTTTTCTGGAAATCCTCTTAGAACTTGTTTAAATGCTTTTTCATTATCTATTGTTAATTTTTCCATTAGTTCTGTTAGGGCTTTAGGAGCTTCATTCGTTTGTTTTATTATAGTTTCTAAATCCATAATTAAAACCCCTCTCTTTTTATCATTGTTTTAACCAGTCTGTGAATGTTTGTAGGTTTGATTCGATTCTGGTTTTGATTGCTGGTATTGATTTTTTCATATAATCATTAGGTTTTGTTCCAGGATGGTTGACTTTCTTAACAGGGTGTTTAGCCCCTTTCCATGATAAATAAGGTTTGCCTTTTATTGTGTGTGGTTTTGTTCCTAGAATGACAAAAAGAGCATGAGGAGCTACTCCTTGATCTGGGAAAATAATTCTTTCAAGCAATCCTCTGCTTTCAACACGATGAGAACCTCTTAAAGTGCCTTCTTTGATTGGAGCATTACCTATAACTATTGCCTGACCTTCAAATGCAGATTCATTAACAACTTCAGCTAATTTATTTGGAGCTTCATCCCTTTTTTCAATCAGTTTAGATAACAAACCTTGATAATCAGCATCAACTTCAATAATCATGAAAATCTTAATCCCTTAATATTTCTCCATAAGTACTACCAGAATTAGTTGTAGAAACAGAATAAGGATTACTATTAAGTTTAACTTGATTCTGCTCTTTAATACTTGCTTCAATAAATTCATCAAGCAAACCATCAGCTCTACTATTCCAGTACTTAGCTTTTTGGTTTTCCCCTTCATCATAATCATCTTTAGGGACTCTAGCCTCAGCACTAGCATAATAATTAGCTACTTGCTCAAGTATTGGTTGTGTTCCTGAGATTTTAAGAAGATTGTTTTTTAATCTTCCTTCGATTTCAGCATTAGCTGTAGCAAGACAATCCTCGATTAGTTCATCTGGAGCTTCAACTCCTTCATCAGCATTTAACCTACGTTTAACAACTTCAACACTACCATAAGTCATGATAAAAACACTCCTAAGTTATAGCAGTGAATAAAATTCCTTTGAATTCTCCATCACCTATTGTTACCAAATACCTTTTACCATCATTATTGTTTGTGTAAATAGCAACGAAAGATTCATCTAAATCTTCCACAGACCCAAAAGCATTAGTTAATTGATTTTGAGTATATCCATCTCCACTAGCTACAGAAGTAGCTAAACTATTAACCTCAACATCATCTATTCTTTGATCCAAATCTACAAGTATGTCCCATAATCTCTTAGGAATGATTTTTCTACCTTGAGATAATTTGTGAAATTTATGTTTAAGAACCATAATTAATCACCATTAAAAAAAATAATAAATTTAGGATTATGTTTATAATCCTGTTTGATGAAGAATAGCTTTTGGATGTTTAACCGCTATACCCATATGGGACCAAATATCAACAATCTCTTTGTATGGCCATTTTTCTTGAGTATATCTATTTACATTAACAAGACTGTTTTTAGGATCAACACTGTACTTTTTATTAATATTCTTGTAAGTTGTAAGTGGTTTGATTTTCTTATCCATTCCTAATAATCCACCATTTTTAAGATTAGACTTAACATTAGTCATTTTAGACCCTTCAACATCATCAGGATTGAATTCACCATCTAATGATTTATAAAATCTTTTAGCTTCATAATAATGTTTTTTAGGAGTATAAAAATCAGTTAATTCATAATCATAACCATCTTGATCAAGTGATTCTTGCATAGCAATAATATCATCATCAATAGAACTACTATTATTCCATGTTCCATCTGCTAAACTAATACTTGGAGCAGCAGCATAATCAGTCATTGCATCAATATGATCTAAGTTAATTTTACGAGCCATTGCATATGAATATCTATCTATAGCTCTTGTAACTTCATCACTGTATTCTTGATTATCTAAAACTTCTTGAGAGAACTCCATGCTTAAACCAAACATGTAAGTGTCCCCTAATTTTTTTGAAATAGGATTTATTTTTACTTTTGTTAAGTCTCCAAGTTCAGTTACAGTTACAGGTCTTTGCATTTTTCCAGCTTGAAGTTCATCTTCAGCTGATTCATCATCCACATGGAATTTAAAAGTAGTTGCACCTTTTAAATCGACAATAGGGAATAAATCTTTAAAGTATAATAATGAATCCATTTTTTTCATTATTGCTTTTTCAATAAATTTTGGGTTTAAAGCCGCTTCAGGGCTTAATGTTATTGTTGACATAATATATCAATTCCTTAATCTTTTTCTTTTAATCTTCTAATTTACCATAAAAACCATAAGCCACAACAACTTTGTCACCACTATTTGCATCTGCAGTAGATAAAGCACGAGTAGTATTTTCAGCACTTGCTTTATCAACACAACCTAGAGTAGTAGCTCCACTTACAATACTATCACCAGGACTAATTGCAGTATTTGTTGCTTCAAGAATTTCAGTAGTTACATAAGCAGCTCTTACTTGCACAGTAGCTAATCTTCTAGCATAATTTCCATTTGTTGCACTTTCAGTAGCTCTTTGTCCTTTCGGCCATTTAGGTTTTGTAATAACAACGCCGAATATTTCTTTAGCTCCTTTTGGTGCTCTTTTAACAGTGCGAGGATTTTCAGTGTCAAGAATTACTTTGTATCCTTTTTTTATCCTGTCTGAAAATCTCCACCCGTCACCAGTCCCGAACTCTTGTTCTTCATCGGATTCATATTCCATATCCCCCTCATTCAATTGCATAGGGATATTGGTTTCTCCTGGGTTGAAATATAATTCTTCATTTTCTATCATATTATACACCTATTTTTTTATTCTGGTTTTTCACCAAACGCTGCTTCATAGTCTTCAGCAAATTTTTCATCTGTGTATTCTTCAGGTTCACCATCACCAGCGTTTCCTGCTTCTGCATTTGAAATTCTTTTATCTATTTCAACAACTACTGGTGCTTCAGCCATCATTTCTTTATATGCTTCTGGCTCAGCTAAAGCTAAGCTAACATGTTTAGCTACTGCTTTTGGTAAAACTTTACCTTCATCAATATAGCCATTTACTAAACTGGTTGCTTCTTTCTTTGCAGATTTTGCTTTTAATTCAGCGATTTCTGCTTGCATTGCTTTAAGTTCAGGATTTTCTTCAGAATCTCCAGAATCTCCAGAATTTCCACCATTGCCTTCATCGCCAGCGTCACCTGCTTCACCAGTTCCGCCTTCAATAGCTTTTATTCTCTCATCCATATCATCTAATTTATCATTTATTTCTTGTTTGAAATTAGTTATTGATTTAGCTACATCAGCCAAAGTTGGGTCTTGATTTCCGCCTTCTTGGCCTTCATTATTATTATTTCCATTATTTCCATCTTCTGCCATTATATCACCTATTACAGATTTAGCATTCATTAAATTATTTTCTGCATATTCAACATTGCAAGTAGTACAAGCTCCTTTTTCAACAAAATCAACACGATTAATAACATTATAATTTTCAACATAATCGACTTTGCCACTTGCACATTCGCTTAAATTCACATTTCCCACCATACTAAGAGAGGGTAGTTTCTTTTGAGCATATAACTCTTGTATTATTGGATTACTTATCTTATAATCTAAGATATGAATCCCATCTTCTTTCAATTCAACATCTTCAATACTTCCAACATTGAGTAAATCAAATTTCTCAAGGATTTTGTTTTCTTGGATTATTTTTTTATCTAAATGGTCTATGCCTATCGGAATAGGCAATCGTGCTTTGAGAATATTATAATCTTTTTTTACTGCGTCCTCTGAGACATAGACCCATGTGGGCTCTCCATCAACAAAAAGGTGATGTTTTCCAACACCCCATATTTTACTACCTTTCATATAATAATCACCATTATTTGTTTATAGCTATCGCTAACCCCTTAGGGCAAATTAAATGCAAAAAATTTTTTATTAAAAAAGCCAACAAACAATTAAGTTTATCGGCTTAAAAATATTATAAATATATTAAAAAAATTAAATAAAATCTTTCAACCCTAATTCTTTAATGATTTCCGGATGATCTTCACAGAACTCATTAAAAGCCACAGGGTCCTTTTTTTGAAGCTTTTTGCAATATTCTATTCTTTCTTCAAGAGTTAAATTTTCTAGAGTCATGATTAATCCCATGTCTCCTACAAATCCATATCCTCCATCTAACCTAATTCCTTCACTCATAAAAAATCACTTTAATATTATATTTATACCATATTTATTTAAATTATTATTTAATTCTTTAATTATTTTATCAGTATTTTTTTGAGCATACTTTTCAAATTCCTTACTTTTTTCTATATTTTGTTTAGAAACATCATTAGGATATTTATTCTCAATTCGTTTAATTATTGAAGGATTACTTTTAACAAATTCATTTTTAATCCTATTATTAAATACTCCATAACGCACCGCTATTTTATCTATTTCCTTAGTAGCTAGTTCATGATTTTTGATTGTTGTTATTGAATAATTATTCTTAGCTGTTGCTACCCCTACCTGTGTTTTAGTACGAATAAAGTTGATAATATCTCCTCTTGAAGGGATTGGTACTTGTGAAGGATGATTATGTATACTTAAACTAAAACCTTCATTTTTAGCAGTCTTTGCTATGTCTTTTGGAAGGAATACCTTATTTTCTTCTCCTTTATACATATTTAATATTTTATTGCCATTTTTATCAAATACTGTAAGAACTTCATGATCCAAATCACCTGTGTCTTTTTGGAATGATTTTATTTCTTGGGTTGTTTTATCTAAATTATCATTAGAAAGAGTAATTCCATTATTTTCAGCTACTGTCTTAGTACTATAACTAGCCACACATCTACAATTAGGATGCAAAGGAGGTAAATTATCAGTATCCTCAATATCAAACCAAACTCCCCCATTTTTGTATAGTTGGTCGCATTTATCACAACAGTCACTTGCACTCAGGACTTTATAAGATTTAGCTCCCATGTTGAGTTTTGCATTAACATAATTACTAAGGTTATTTGCTCTCATGGTTTCTGTACGAGCTATTGCTTTAGCACGAGTTTTAGATAATCCTTGAACTTCTTCTTGTAACTTTTTAGCTATTTGTTGTGGTGCTAATTTCTCATTATAAGATTCAACTGCTATTCGTCTGAGGTTGTTTTTCATATCATCTCCCATACGAGTAACATAATGCATCGTATTTTCACTGATAACTCCTTTAACAAGTTCAGCTGTTCCACCACGAGCCAATCCTTTGAATTTAGCTTGACTCATAATATTTTCTAATAATGTTACTATTTCAGCATGCTTAATCCCACCAATACTAAATGGATTTGTATTAACATAAGAACCTAATTTATTAGTCCATATATCAAGATTTTTAGCATTTTTGGTTCTTTTAGCTACATCTTTTTCAATGTCTTTCATTAGTTGGTCGAACTTTTTAGCGTTGATGTTAGCTTGTCTTCTAGCATTACTATTTGACACAAAAAAACACCACTATTTATTGTTTTGCTAATTTTGCAAGACCATCTTTTAAAGGCTCATCTTTTTTACCAGGCATGTCATCTAAACTATTTTGGCCATCATCAGAATCAGCTTGAGTGATTTTATCTTTATCAACAGTTATTCCAGATAATTCTTTAATAGCACTAGATATTATTTCTTTAAACCATTGACTGTTTAAGTCAAGAATATCTTCATCAGCATAAGGTTTAAGGGCTTCTAATAATGCGATTAAATCTTTATCCTCGAATTTCTCAAAAATACATTTAGGACTATTTGCATCTTCAAAATTAAAACCAATGAGTTTATCAAATTCTTTCTGAAATTCAATAGCTACTTCTTCATGAATACCATCTAAAATTAACTTTGTAACTGTTAATTGAGTTTGAGATTGAGCATAAGAACCAGTACTCGTTTGACCAAGTAAAAGATTGCCAATGAATAGACTTCTGAATATTGTATCATCTAATCTTTCCAATGCTTTGAAGAAAGTTTCACCTTTATTTTGAGATTCCAATACATTAACCTCGTCGGCTTCGCCAATAGTCATGTTGGTTCTGCCTTGTCTTATTTCATCTAATTGTGCTCGGAGTGTATCTTTGTGTTGCTGGCTATCTTGTGAAAGCTTACCAATCAATGTGGGGCTTGCGTGTTTTTCAATGAAAATAGCTAACCATTTTTCAAATCTCTTTTTAACATAATGACTATCATAAAGTGCATCAAGTATTGATTCACCATTAGGATCATTAAATTCAGCATCAAAACTATACATCAAAACCTTATCAACGGGAATGGTAATATTTTTATCCTCATCTTTTTGAATTACTGCTTCTAAATCCCCTGTGGATTTGTTAAATTTGAATCTTTCTTCATGTTCAAGTGTTCCACGGTCTATAGGATAAATTCCATGAATAATTATTTGTTTTTCTTCATTGGTTGTGTATACTATTTCATTAGCACTGAAACCATATCTAATAGCTGAATAAATATTTTTCCTTAATTGTCTTGTGTTAGTTTTCATACTCTTTAATACATATTTTATGAAATCAGCTGCAGCTTTATCTTCCTCACTATCAGAAAAGCTCACTATTTTCATTTCACGAGACAATAAGAAGAATGTTAATATATTAATTCCTGTTTTGATTTGAGGATCTTTCAACATTTTACGATAATCATTGTAGGATCTTTTTTTATTGTACTCTTCATCATATAAGAAGTCAAGTTCACCTTGCTCTTTAGTGTATATTTCTTTTGATTGTTTTTTAAATAAAGAATTGTTGATGTTATTTGCAGCTGCTTTAATTGTGGTTTTTATTCCCATAAATATTACTTCCATTTTGATGATTCGTAAGTTTCTTTTGATTCTGTGAAGGGATTGTTAACTAAGCTTCTTGTTCCAAGTATTGCAGCTCTCCACATATCAGGACAATGATCGTTATTTTGAGTTTTCAAAGGTCTTTCTTCACCTTTAAGTTTAGCTTTAGGATCCCAAGCATAAGTTTGAGCTTGAGCTATACTCTTAGGACAATCTTCACTTATTTTAAATCTACAGAGTGCTATTAAACTATGAATTTCTTGAATATCATTTAATACATCAGGTGTGTAAGTAGCTAATGGGATTGGTTTTCCACGATACTTATGTTTTTTAATTTCAGCTCTAAAACTACTGGCATCATGTGGCGTATACCACATATCCAGTTTTAAAACTTCCCCTTTATATGTTAAAAGTTCTATTGATTTTTCAACAAGTTCTTTATCAGTTAATTGCTCCCCATCATTTTTCGTATCGTTAACATCATAGTAAAATTCATCTAAGAGATGATATTCATTACCTTCAAGTCCTGTGATTATTCCAAATAATCCAATTACTGATACACTTCCAGGACCATAATCAGTGGAGAGAACATATTTATTATACTTAATATTACCATAATCAGGATCACTTTTTTTAATTACATTATTAGCTTCAACAAATTTACTATAAATTATTCCTTCTGCTACAGCTGCTTGACCTAGTATTTTTCTTTTGTGTCCTACTGTGCCGGGAGGATATCTTCTTTTAAGTCTAGCTTTATATTCTTCTGATAGTGAAGGATTATCATCTATAGTATATTGCCATACTCTCACATCACGACATTCTTTTTTCTCTTTATTTTCAATATATTCAGAATAAATATAATGGTGAGGATTATCAGGATTCAAAGTCCAGAAAGCTTGTGAACCTTTAACACTTAATCTATCAAGAGCTAGCTCAACAAGATTCTTAGGGTATGTATTAACTTCATCAGCATACCATCCTGCTAATGTCATACCTGGAATACGATTAGCTATTCCTTCATGAGAAAATCCCATGAGCCAACAAATATTTCCATCGATTTCTATATACTCATTTTTACGATGATCATAAGGAATACCTAAGCTATCAAGCAAAGACATTAAAGGCCTTAAAACATTCCTGTATAAACTTGTTTGAGTGTTACCACTCATTAAGAATTCATTATAAGGATGTTCTTTTATGAATTTAAGCCAACGAACAATACTTGCAGTGGTTTTAGCGGAACGTATAGCTCCATGTTGTATATTAATAAAATAATTAGAATGATTAAGATAATGTAAATTATTAGTGCCAAAAGGTTCAAGTTTAAATGCATTATTCATTTTCAGCTTTTTCTTGGTCTGGAGGTTCTTTAATCGCATTCGCAAGAGCATCCCATCCATCATTTGTATTATTTTCTAATGATTCGCCATGAGCTACCTTCTCACCTTCATAACAAGTAATCAAAGTATTAGCAAAATTAATCAACTCATAACTCTGAACTTTATTAGCTATTTTAGAATCAATAGATTTGACAGTTAATTTTCTAAGCTTTGAAAAAGCATTTTCATATTCACTATCAATTTGAACAATCTTTTCAGCTTCATGATCTGTCTTCTTATCATTGACTTTCTCTTGAATCTTCTTCTTAATATCAGCTCTTTCTTCTCTCCATTTTTCAGGAGCAGAGTATTTTTGCCTAAGAGTATTATAAGAAACATTATACTTCTCAGCTAACTGAGTAACAGTTAAAAACTGCTTAACATCCTCATCATCAACAGTACCAAAAAGAAACTCCTGCCTAATATCATCAATGACACTATCAACACTATTATAACCATTGTCACTAGATGTCATTTTAACCACAAAAGAAACTTAATACAAAAAATCGATATTTGATTGATATTTTTTTGATATATCTATCATGATTTGTCATGATGTTAGATAATAATTATAATTAAAATAAATAATGTTAAGAAAATTTAAAAAATTATTAGTGTGATAAAAAACTAAAACTAATTATATTAATATGGATTTTTTATCATGAGAATTAAAAAAGTTAAATTCAAAATAAAGTCTACTAATGAAGAAAAGATTTTCACTACTAACAAACAAGTGAACAATAATGATA